GTAGAACAACATCAAGTGGCAATGGTGGCAATGGTGGTAATGGTGGTGGTGAAAATGGTGGTGTTAATGTTGGTGATGTTAATGGTGGTTCTAATGATGGTAGAACAACATCAAGTGGCAATGGTGGCAATGGTGGTGTTAATGTTGGTGGTGTTAATGTTGGTGGTGAAAATGATGGTAGAACAACATCAAGTGGCAATGGTGGTGGTGTTAATGATGGTAGAACAACATCAAGTGGCAATGGTGGTGTTAATGTTGGTAGAACAACATCAAGTGGCAATGGTGGTGGTGTTAATGTTGGTAGAACAACATCAAGTGGCAATGGTGGTGGTTCTAATGATGGTAGAACAACATCAAGTGGTTTAAGAACTACAAGTTCGGTAAGTGGAGCGACATCAAGTTCGATAAGTGGTACTACATCGAGCGGATATATTAATTATAGTAATCCTTTAAGTACAAAAATAACATGCCCAAGTAATGAACAAGATCCAGAGTGGCAAACACTTTTGACAAAATATATTAAAAATTTGAAAATAGGCAATGATAATGGGAATATGTATATGTTAAATAAAAAAACAGACCAAATTTTAGTTTTATTTAGTTCAAAACTTGAAGAATATAAAATTAATATTAATAACGGATTCTTATATTGGAATGATGCGAAGATATCAGTGGAAACATTATTAACTACGACTTTCAAGTTACTTGAAATACCAAACTGTAATAAGTATTTAATATATTTATCTGATGAAGAGGAAAAGGACCACAAAAAGAAATCATTTGTTAAAGTCGAAAAAGGAGAGGATGGTAAAAATGCCATTTCGTTATCACTATTTAATTTCGAATCAAAGGAATCATTTTATTTTTATAAATATAACAGCCCTCCGACAAACCAATAATAAATGTAATAATTATTTATATTATATTAATAATGAAAATAATAATAGTTATAACAATATTATTAATATTATTAATATTAAATAATGTTGAAAATTTTACACACATCGTGAATCCATACAAAGTCCCAAAGTTTAATAATTACAAAAAAATAAATAAAATAGAAAATATAGATAAAATCGATTTTATTTATTGTAAACATGATGGTATTTTTAATATATTTAGTGGTACTAATGTGTATAAAAGTAAAACACATGATCTTATTAAAAATATATTAGATTTAGATACAATTGATACTGGATTTTATAATTATAACTACAATTATATTTGTTTTTTACAAAACAATAATATATACAAATATGATCTATATCAAAAAAAATTAAGTATGCCTATATTTTTTAAAGATTATTTCAAAAATATTGATAATATAGATTGTCTTTTTTATTTAGAAAATAAAGTATATATTTTTAGTAAAGATGATGTAATTATCTATGATTTACTAAATGATAAAATATTAAATAAAGTTAAAATTAAAACATTATTCAAACATTCACCTAAAAATATAGATTGTTGCTTCTTAAATTATAATGATATTATAAAGTACGAATCATTGCCATATATTTATATATTAAAGAACAAAACATTTTATAAATATAAAATTAACAAATTAGACTTTGATTATATTAGTAGTGGTGATTTTGATTACAATCATAAAACTAAAATTATTAGAAATAATAGTGTTTTGAAAATAGATAATAATGGTTTATATAGAATTATTTTAGTTGGTGGTGGTATTGAAAGTGGGGGTTATGGTGGGTTAGTATATAATGATTTAAAATTAATAAAAAATGATAAATATAATATTATTATTGGTGGCTTTGGTGATCGTATTCCAGTAAAAGATAATTTGCTATCTCAAACACGGTTACCATTTACTGGATCCTGTTCTGGTGCTGGAGGAACATCTTTGTTAAAAAAAAATGAAGTTATCATGGTTGCTGGTGGTGGTGGAGGGTGGTGTAGCGAATTAATAAAAGCACCAAATAAGTGTAACAGTGTTAAATTTGGCGAACCATCAAAAAAACCATCTTTATTTTTTCCTATAAAAAAAATAGTTATTGAAAGCCAAATTGGCAAAGGTGATAATCAATATAAAATTAATATTTCTAAATTTTCAGTAAAGGATACTAATAATGAGAATACTATAATTAATATACATGAAGATCCAGAATCTATTGAAAAAACATATTTATATGAAACATTATTTAGTCATTCACCAAGTATAGAATTTGAATTTGAAAATGTAATTACTGACTATAGTATAGATTTAGAGTATAATATTGAGACAACAAAAGATAATGGATATATAAATAGTAATGTAGTGTTGTATGATGAACAAAATAGAAAATATAATATCAATAATTTTAATACTAATTTTAAAGGTAAAATAACCGGAAAAAATCTAATCAATTATTTTTCAAAAAATAATAGTCCAAAGGTGATTACTAAATTAAATACTAATAATTCAAAAAATAGGTTATTACAATTAGAAGGTGGAAAATCTGGTAAATTTTCAGGAAATGATTCTGTTAGTGATAAATTTGATAATTTGAATTGTTGTGGTGGAGGAGGAGGATGGGTAAAAGGTAAAAATGGATGTTTAGAAAAACAATCAATTAATAAAATAGATTTTCCAACCGATTATATTGGTGCTTGTGGTGGCACGAGTTATATTAAAGAATTAACAATTATAAATCCATTATTTATACATAATTATAATAACGATATTGGATATGCAGTTATCATTAAACATCAATAGTTATATTTAGATACGGTCAGAATTACATTATAAAATATAGTATACTTTTAAATGAATTCAAGCATAATATCTTCTATAAAACTTAAATTATTTTCGTTTTTCTTTAACAGAAATCCACATAAGTATTTTAAAAATAAAGAAATATCTAACTGGGGATCCATGCCAAAAGATCAATTAGTTGATTTAGTTTTTAAAGTATACAAAGATAAAATAGCAGTTGAGCCAAATAAAAATGAACTAAATAGTTCAAATTATATATTTTGGATTACCAATAATTTAACTGGAATGTACAAAAATTCAAATAATTACGATACTATTGTAAATAAATATTTAGAAGGTCCATGTCATAATTTGACTGGAATAGATATTTCTGAACAAATAGTGTTAGATACCCATATACATGTTCGTTCTGTTTTATTAAATATGTCCGAAAAAGATTTATATTCATTAATTGGGGTTGGTCTTTATTTACACTAACTTATAAAATTGATTTTTATTTATTATGTTGATAAATATCAACAACTCTTTACCGTTCTAAACAAAATGCCTAAAAATAACGAAATCTTCAAACCAACCTACAATTTTAATCAGTTATGTATTGACATATTACCAATTCAGGAAGCGCCAAAATTTTTGTTACGGTGTATAAAAAATATTGAAAAAAATCGCGAAGGATATTTTACATATAGTAGTTTGATTGAATTTATGAATGAACATTGTGAAGACACCAACTTTTACAAAGGTAGTGGTATAAAAAGTAGAGAAAACTTAAAACAATATTGGCGATACGCTAATTCTGACAAACATAGTGCTAAAATACCTGATTTTAAAAATTATATTATTTCTGACTAATCTATTTAAAGTTACACTATTAGAATATACTAAATGGTTGACTTAGTATATGATTCACGAGAAACTAAAATAAAAGAATTATTGGAAAAAGACCAAAAGGAATCAATTACATTAAAAAGTGAATATTTAGATTTGGGTGATTTTTTATTCAAAAAAAATGGTGAATTAGTATTGATCATTGAACGAAAATCGATGAATGATTTATATTCATCGATACAAGATGGACGATACAAAGAACAAAAAATGCGATTACTAAATAATTATCCATTAAATAAAATAGTATATATTATTGAAGGGGTTTTAAATAGTAAAACTAAATTTTTCAAAAATTCTAAAGTGATCACTGAAGGTGCTTTATTAAATATGGCATTCAGAGATAAAATCACTGTCCTTAGAACAACAGATCTAAAGGAAACCAGTGACACATTATACAGATTGGGAAATAAAATAATTAAACATCCTGAATTTTTTGTTTCGGAAAAAGTTGAAACTAAATCAAACTATTTAGATTCGGTTAAAATATGTAAAAAAGATAATATGACTCCTATCTTATGTAATAGTGTTCAATTATGTCAAATACCAGGCGTTTCAAAAAACATAGCATCAAGTGTTTTAGATAAATATGGATCAATATCAGCGTTGATATTAGAGTATGAAAAAATAGATGATATTAAAATAAAGATTACACTGTTAAAAGATTTACCAAACAATACACGAAAAATAGGACCCGTTATTTCCAAACGGATATATGAGTATTTTTTTTATTGATTATTTTTTTAAATATAGTATTAATCCAAACCAAACTGGCAATGTCACCAATAAATACTAAAATTAGTAATGCGATTTCATAGTATGTGAATAATTCCAAAATACTATTATATAATAATATATAGTGATAATAAGGAATAATAAACATTCGTATTAGTATAAAATTAAAACTAAATACTGGAAACATGTAATTTTCTAATCTATGATTTTTTAAATATTTAGATACATTCCATGTAATTTGTAATGGGTTCGTAATTTCTCCCCAGAATATTGTATATGTTATTAATGAAGATCCTATATTATATGATGTTGTTAAATAATAAACACATAGTATTAACATATGGTGGAATAAAAACATTGCTGATATGTTATTAAATAGCATAAACAAAGTATCATAAATAAAATACCCGGCTGATATTTTAATAAGCATTAACTGATTTTGATTAAAAGTATGTATATTAGTATCAATCATATCATATTTGATAATATATCCAGAATATAACATTGTTACCATCGCATGTGTTAAACTAACAAAGGATGATGATAATTTAACGTTTGTGTATGGTAAAATAAAGCGCGATATAACAAAACATAAATACCAATATAATACTATCATTATATAGTATATTTATTTTAAGTTTTAATACTATTATTTAATAATAATTTAATTATCATCCTTTATGTTCTATAACTATAGATAACACTAATACATATAATGAATATGAGTGGTATTAAGCATCTAAATATATTATCTATTTTTTTTACGAATGATTCGATTTCATTAAATATTAATATTTCTTTGTATGTCAATGTTAAATATGTGTCATTGTAGTCAATTGTTTTTATAATATTATCATCATCATTATGTACATCACTATTTAGTATTTTAACATTATTTTTATTAATTGTTTTGATGTAACTGTCGGGACGATTTTTCTTTGTACTTTTTAATACAGTAGTCGTCATATTGTTAAATTCAGCGTCTACATCGGTTTCATTATTTTCATTTTCTATTGAACTATCAGTTAATACATTATGTTTTTGAACTTTGTTATCTTGTTTTTTTTTTGCTTGTCTATCTTTTTTGATCAATGTATCTAAATCAAATCTATCTTTAAATATTAAATAGATGATTTTTGATTTCGATGTTAGTAATGAAAAAATCAACCCACTTTCAATAGAACAAATCATAGATGTTACAAAACAACACAAAAAGAAATAATCCATTAATGTGTAATATCCAACAACTGGAATTTTATCTGCTAATGTTAATTGAAGTGCTAATATAGTGAGAGGGATGAATACTCCAGTACTTGTTCTACTAATATTATCTGGTTTTATTAGCATAATAATAAAATTAACTATAACTAAAGAAATAGTCATACCCATACTAATATTGTAATAATGTGGAAATCGTTTTAAAGTGATAGTATATTCTATTGTTGTAAAATCAGTGTCACTACAACATGGTCTTTCTTCATTATATTTTTCTAAAGTAACATCTAAAATTTCCCATTCGCTATGTGAAAATGTATCAACAATATCAATTTGTTTAGAAATATCATCATATGGTTTTAATAGTAATAAATTATTATTGTAAATCCAAGATGAAAATTTCATTTTACAGTGTTGGGTATCAAAAGGAAAATATGATAATTCGAGTCCACATGAAAATTTGAATACACCAGGATTGCTCCACATTATTTCACCATTACTATACAAATTCATACCACCATTTAGTGTATAAATATTTGGAAGACTCGCTGCATTCAATAGTTCTATATCAGGAACCCATGTATATGATTTATCAACTGATAAAAATGTTAGATTAGAAACCGTAGAATTCCATTTAAGATAGTCATCTATCCAATTCATTCTTACCCATAAATTAATATCAACCGTTTCCTCCATTTGATTAAAAGATTCAATATTTTGAACACCCAATCCCATACTAACATTTAAGGTATCATGATAATGTGTTACCGGTCTGACTAATTTATTGTAATCATTAAATATTGTATTTCTTAGAGTATTTTCTTCATTATTTGATAAAACTAAATTTAAATTAGTCAATAATAGCAATAATAAATATTTCATATAGATGTAATAGTTTATATTCTTTAAGTGTTTTAATAGATTCTCATCTTTCCTCCCAACACGTGTTCATTAGGATTCCAGAAGATCTCAACGTGGAGACGTCATTACTCAGCACTTCTCACTCCACATTTCATCCCAGTCACAGCCATCCGAGTCTGGTTCTGGTACTGTTACTGGTTTTGGTTCTGGTTCTCTCTTAGAATCAATATATGTATTAAATGTGACTTCGTTATTAAGCCTATATGGATATATGAATTCATTAAATTCTGTAAAATTTGGAGGGTTAACCCGTAGTTCTTCTTCTTTTTTTTCTTTTATTAAAAATGAATAATAACAGTCGAGCAGCGTGTGATCATAATGAAGTATATCCGTTAATTTATTTATAAAGATATATCTAAGAGACTCTGGATCCGCGAACTTTGTTTTCAAAATCAAATTTTCATTCATTTTTTCCCACTCTTCATGGGTAAACAAATCGTTTTTTTCATTCTTTTTTAATTTATTAGTTATCACGGCGTTGGTATAATTACTTTCAAATAGTTTCCAAATGTTGCCGTAATGGTAGCCATTGCTAGCCAATGATTTCAATAACCATACTTTTTCCCACAATACACATCCTTCAATAGGTGAGTTAAAATATACTCTGACATCGGCAACAGTCTTGTCGATACATTCGAAAATAAGTGTATTCATATTTGAATAAAATTCATCTATGAATATCTTCTTCACCCCCTCCACCACCTCCCACCACGGAAAATTGTAGTACCAGGAAGTTTTATGCAGTTCCACTTTTGCCTCCTCCTCCTCCCTATCTAATATCTCAAAAACATCATCTAAATTTAAACCCTTCTCCTTCGATCCACCTTTTAATTGTTTAGATTTCTTTTTTTTTTTTGAATATTTTAATTTTTTAGAATTCTTTTTCTTTTTCATATATTAATATATTAATATATTTTTTTTCTCAGCAGCCGAACCGGCCACCATATTTTCCCCCCAACCCCATACATTCATCATCATCGTCATCGTCACTGTCGGGTGC